ATATTTATAATATCTAAATCATATGTTACACCACTAGCAATAGATTGTATAAATGTTCCATTAATATCAAGTAGAACTGGGTCACAACCAACTGGTACTGAACCAGTCAATCCAAAAGGAATTGTACATTCAGACATTTCTGTTTCTATCTCAATTTGCATATCACAATACCATCCAGCCGTAAAATCCATTATAACAGATTTAACTGGTACTAATGTTGGTTCGGTTAATAGATTGAATTTATTATCAGTATCTTCTCTCAACCAATTTGTAAAGTCACGAGCAATAGATAATTGATCTGATAAAACATCTCGTTCATTACTCTCATCTTTCTCTAATAAATCTAGGAAATATACTCTAATATTATATGAACTAACTGAGTTCTCTAGGAATGTTACATCTTCTGGAACTAACCACATAATGGGCCATAGTTCATTCTCTGTAGCAAAAGGTCCTAAATCATCATAGAAGCCTTCTTCAAATCTTTGTATCTGTAAATGTAATGAGGCGAACTCATCGTTTATCCTATCAATAAAGGAATTATATGTATCCATCATATTTATTTAATATCTTTTAAGTACTAACTTCATCAGTATATATTTGGTTATACCAATAACACTATTGTTTTTAACCCATCTTCAGGTTCTTCATCATACCTAAAACATTAAGTGCTTGGTAAACTTTCATTGAGGTTGCTTCTAACATCTTAGTAGGATCATTATTAGATAATCTTAGTAACATTAATTCCCAACCATAACCAGCAACATTCTTTTCGTTATAATATTCTTCTCTTTCCTTACCAGTCATATCTCTCAACATTTCTGTCTCCTCTTCTTCGTTCAAATCTTCATCAGTCTCTTCAAACAAACCATCATAAGTGGAGTAAATAGATATTTTAAACTTTAAATAAGATGATATAACACCATAAACATCTTCTATTATTGACATTTCAAAGATAGAATCTCTTATATTCAACCAATCACCATAATCTTCATAGGTTGGTTTGTTTAAATAATCACCTTCCTTTTCAATTCTTCTATATAATATAGATAATATCTTAGGTAAATTATAGATATACTCACCTGAGAATAAGTGTTCTAAATCTATAAAGGCTCCGAACTCCAATTCTTCAAATGGAATTAAGTAAAAATCATAACCATTAATAGTAATATGTGATTTGAAATCATTGTTTATTGGGTGGAATATAAACTCGACCTCTTTCTCCATATCTAATATAATATCATAATCTAATGACTCTATTTCATCCAAAGGTTTATCAAAAACAATAGACAGTACCTCAAATATATCATCTACATTTGAAACACTGTCTATAACTTCAATATAGGATGATAAAGTTATATCACCCCATCCTTTAAGCATACTTATCAATAAGAATTTTTAGAAACGGAAGGACATAATCAGCCGTCATATACTCGTTGAAAATAAGTTCTCTTTTATTCTCACTTGTATCACCGTCTGAATATAGAACGGCAGCCATTTTAGAAATGTAAAATACATTATCTTGGCTCATAGCTTGTGAAATTGTTTTAATCTGTCTAGCCTTAAACATAAACTTTTCAGTGTTCCCAACAAGCTTATACACAACTCCATCGTGAGTAAATGATTCTTTTGGTTTATCAGTATCTACTTCTGAATTAACAGCTGATAGGATTTCATCAATCTCATCTAGGTCAATATCTTCCAATTCATCTTTGGTTATAGAACCATTAACTAAACACTCTATCATACCTAAAGACTTATCAATAGGATCCATTTCTTTTTGCGCCACTGATGATATTTGCTGATATCTATCTAGGTTCAATTCTGAAACATCACTATAAACACTAAACTCTTTTTCATTAATTTTAATTACCTTCATATACTTTCTTTTATTTTAATCTATATATTAAGTAAAAAATATCACTTTTAGATGAAAATGATTGGAGAGTTATAAGGTGAATCACTATTAGGTGGCATATCATCATCATTATCATTTTGATATTCAGAAAATAATGAACCATTCTCACAAAGATATTTAATAAGTCTTTGTTCATAGAATTCAGCCCTGTCCATAACTTCACCTCTAATGTAACGAACTGTATCAAGGTCAGAACCCGCAGCATAGTCACCAGTTTGTGTCATTAGACCTTTATTCTTTAATTGATAGTTTATGAAGGGTACGCACATTTCAGCCGCTCTATGAGCAAGTGCTGGTTTTATCTTACTAACAAGTGTTGTTTCATCAGCTGTTAAAGTCTGTGCAATATACTTACCTTGTAGGTAAACATAGAAATTAGTTCCCAATATATCTTGTATAAAGGAATCTTGACATAACTCTGCTGTCGGACTAACTTCAGACCAATCAACAAGTTGTCCAATTGGTGTAAATGATTTTATATATGCTTCGGATACGAATAGTGTTAATGCCATCTTATTTTATTTCTTCTTTTTTTGTGAATAACTCAACCTCGTTTAAAGTGAAAGTTACACTAAGTCCACTCATAACCAATAGAGAATTAACAATAGATTCAATTTGTCTTTGCTCTGGTTGAATAGACTGCTTGTTGAAAATCTCAAATGATATATCAATTTCACCATCACCGAATCCTTTAGGTGTTGGCAGTCCCATAATGTTAGGGTCTATTCTATGTGAGTAACAAATATTCAATGAAGCTTGTTCACCAGTTACAATAAATTGTTTATCTAAGTTAGATGGATCAACAGGTGTTATAGTTGGAGCATTTTCAGGCCCATTTGCCCATAATATAGTTGGCTTACCAGTTCTTTCTGGTCCAACAGCATTGGCAACACTTTTCTCAATTGATCTCTGGTCTTCGCGACTATCTGGTATCTTATGAAATTGGAATATCATACCTGGATTAACACTGTTCTTTAAATTAGAATTGTGAAAGTTACTGATGTTACCATCTAATTGTATCCAATTCTGTCCTGATATATAATCAGGTAATGTATAGAACTTTGTTTGTGGGTTCTTCTTAATATATCTTATAACCTCAACCTTTTGTTCTTTATTACTTCTATCAAAAGCTGGATATTCTTTAATATGATATCTACCCTGTTCCCTCCAATCGAATGAATAAGAATAACTCTTAATCTTATTCGGGTTATTAGGCTCAGGGTTAACTCTCACACTAGATGGTTGTAATCTTTCAACCTTTAACAGCTTAGACTTATCAGAATTCCAATATAGTTTAAGGTAAATTGTATTATGTAGTAACCAATCTAATGAAATCTCAAGTAATAGGTTGTTTAAATCACCATCACCTGTAATAAAATTAGTGAATTGAGCTAACTCAACCTTCTTCATCGCTTCTAATGATTCAGAACCTTCAAGTTCAAAACCATTACCACATATTAGATTCTTCTTAAAATCTATAATAGCGGAGTGTAACCCCGATGTATTATAAAGGTTATCTATTTCCTGTGGGAATAGGTTGGTTGGTCCAAAACGGACATAACCATTACCACTATTAGTTTCATACCAAGGCTCTAATAATATATTAGACCTTCTACCATTAGCATAGTAGTCACTATAAGACTGGAACTTCATCGGTTGAGCCAATGGTTCTTCTATCTTTACTTTTCCAAATTCATATCCGAATACTTTCATTCTTTTCTTTTATTTTTATAAATAGATATTATCTATCTCACTACTATAATTAACTGGGTAACCACTAACAAAGTATTTACCTTCTTCTAATACTAATCCTGTTGTACCACTTACTGATAATGTGGCTGTAACAGCTTCATATACCTCATAAGTACCCCAACCATATTCTAAATCTACTTGTCCCAATGATGGATTAGTAACTGATGTTTCGACCAAATCAAATCCATTATACCTTCGTGGATATGCTGATGTGTCTACCATATTAAATAAGGTATTAACACCACTATTATCATTAGTAAAACTAAATAGATAATTTGGTGTTGGCAGTGTGGACTTCTCCGTTAATGTAAATATTGTGCTATTAGTAACACCTTTGTTTATTGTAATCATAACTTAATAAAGTTCCTTTACAAATGGTTATACTAAAAAATGAAATGTTTAAGTAAAATGAGAAACCCCCACCTAAATCAATAGATGAGGGTTTAATTTAAATGTAGATTATGATAAACCAAGGGCAGCTATGATAGCTGGATCGTTTAGTTCACACATCTGTTCTGGCTCCTCACTCGTGAATGTAAGTGTGTATTTAGAACCATCCGCCTTTACGACGCCAGAACCTCCACCTTGAGCGGTTAGATTTGCTCCTTCAGTAAGTCCCTGAATCCAGTATAATCCATTACCATCTTTTATAATGATAAAGACATCCTGTTGTCCAGCTGCCACCAATTGTAGTGAGTTTCTTTTAGCTACTTCTTTCCTTGGGATTACCAAGTTAGTTGTAACCGTGTAGTATGTTGATCCATTTTCTAATGAAATAGCTGCTTCTTCGATGAATGATGATGAGTGTTTATTGAACACATATTCAACAAATGCGTTAGTTGTAGTTATTGCCGAAGCTGTACCAGTAACACAAGATGCTGTCACGCCATCAAAATCAGTTATGTAAAACTTTGTTATACCACCAATGTTGTTATCACATCCCTTAGGTATACCTGTTAATATATTACAAGACATATTTTTTGTTTATTTATTTTTATTTGAAAGTGAAGGTAGAAATTAATCTACCTCCATTTCAATTTTGTGTTATTATGCGTACATTACAACTTCTGCTCCATATGCGTAAGATACAGCATACTTCAATCTACCAACAACTCTAATTGTGTCGTCACCAGTCGTGTCAAGCATTGGAAGAATTCTAATGTCTTGGAAGTCTGCCATAAGGTCAGAAATCAAGAACAAGTTTTTCAACTCAGCTGCAACCATTCTGTTAGAAGGAAGACCTTGTGCAAGAACCAACTCAATTCCTAAGAATGTTAGAGGTGCATCTTTTGTGTAGTAAGCTTCAGCTGAAGCAGCTGCAACAGCTTGCTTGTAAGCACCAAGTACATTACTAGATACAAATATCTTCAAATCTGGAGAGAACTTAATCGCTTCAGGAAGTGCATCATATACTTTATTAACTTCAGCAATAACATTTGAGCTATTTACTGACGCTGTAGCTGAAACATCAACTACATCACCATCAGCAGTGAATTGTTTCAACAAACCATCACATAGACCCATTGGGTAACTAGATGTTGCTGAATCTCCTTGCCAAGTAACAACTTCGAAGTCTGCTGACATCTTAGCTGAAAGTTCAGATGTTAAATAGTTTCTGAATTCTGCTGGTGCAAAATCAGCGTGGTTTGAACCTTTAGCCATTTCGTGTGATACGAAAGAAGTTTCAAGTGTTGATTGACAAATCTCAATGTTCACTTTAATTGGACAAGCTGAAACAAGTTTCTCTGAAAGAGTTCCTGCACCTTGATCGTTGAAAGTACAACCATCAGTTTGTAGGACATTTCCAAGTCCACCTTTTCTAATTCTTGCCTTATCTTTCACATCCAAGATTGGTGTGAATAACTCCTTTGAACCACCTTCAATCAATGCAGCTCTGTAAATCTCGGCGGAATCAACTGGGTTAGTTGTTGAAGTATCTGTAATATCAAATCTTAATTCGTTATTCTTCATTTTTTTGTTTTTGTTTTTTTGTTTATTATAACTGGTTATAAAAAATACATTTTTGTTTAATTTTTAGTTTACAAACTTTTGTCTGAACAATTTAAGCTTCTCAGCTCTCGTGTCAACACTAAGTAAAACTGGTACATCCTCAGTTGGTACTTCGTTAGCCTCAACCATTGATTTAACCTCTGCAATCATTGCAACAAGTTCGTCAAGTTTAGGTTGAACCAAAGCCATAATAGCGTCTTCGTCAGATTGAGCTTCTTCAACAGGAGCTTCTTCAGCCTCAACTTCTTCTTCGTCCTTTTCCTCATTGATAACTTCTTCCTCTTTTTTAATAGAGTCTTCTTCTTCTTCAATGATTTCGTCCTCAGATGCAGCTTCAACAACTTCCTCTTCTTCAACTTCAACAACTTCTTCAGCAAATGTACCATTTCTAAACTTCTCAATAAGAGTAATTTCTTCTGGTGTCAAATTTTTGATATCCATTTTGTTTTCATTATTTTTTTTATTAAACTCTTGATAATTTAATCCGAATATCCCCTCAACAGAGAACCCGAACTTGCCACCAGACTTTATATCGTTTTCCCAGAAAGCAGCATCATCAACTTTAACCTCGATGAACCAGCTACCAACTGGAATATTTTCAAACCCATAAATATTGGACTTATCAAATTTCATATCTTCTTTAATCCAATTGGATTTAAT